CTTAAGGCAGGGGCGGCTGCTCTTCGTGGTACGGACGAAGCGATTGCTGGTGTTAATCGGCAGATGTCTAATACTGATTACCTTGAGATGTGGGATCAGTTTGAAGACATCGAAACGCCTGAGGAGTGGCAAAGACAAGTTAAAACCTTTGTAGCAGACTCTCGACAAATCGACCCAGTTGTTCGTACTCCCGAGTTAGAGGAGTCTGCCCGAGCCTTGATGGCAGGTGAAATAGATAGGGCGCAACATCTTGCAAATATTGAAGCCTATAAGCCGGTTTCTGCTTGGGATCAGTTGCCTAGAGAGCCAAGCTCTAAGGCAATGGTCTACTCTTTGAAAGATAAACAGCGGCTAGATGGAAATTTTGTTTTGCCGGAGGCCGAAGCTAAAGCTCTTGGTGTTGAAAAGTCTGCACTAAGCGTAGGGGACAAATTTAATGGTCGCTTGGATATTCCCGCGTACAAGACTTACGACACTTGGGTTGTTGCAGGAACTTCCAACTCGTTAAAGGGTACTGGATCTCATTATGCCAAGGCTGTCCATTACACGGGAAAAGACGGAACCCCTGTAAAGTTTATAGCCGGGACTAAGAAAGGCGAAAAGATCGCCCAAGGCATCGATGATAAAACAGGATACGCAACGGTATCTGGCTGGGTCAAAAGCCTAGATGAAAAAAGCATTCGGGAAACAGCAGCAGATTTAATTGATGATCCAGAGTGGACACAGGTGGGTTTTGATCCCCGTCGCCAATCTTCTTTTTATGTGCGAGGGGGAGAAAACAACGGTGTCCCTGTCCGTGAAGCGTCGGAAGTGATTCAAATAGGGCCATTAGTGTTTGCTAAAAATGCAACCCTAGACCCTGATTTTGCCGGTCTTAATGAAGGAGGGCTTATGGCTAAGGAAGATAGAGAACTGCCTCCCGATATGTATCGTAGAGATGGTTCCACTAAATCAGCACAGGGATTTTTAGGTCCCGTTAAGAACGCTGTGACAGGCAAGACAATGACTGAGTTGTCTGTTGGCATTGAGATTAATGGCCAAGAGATGGAAGTCCCTGCCATGGTCCCTACCCTAACTCCGGAGGAAATCGAGATTTTGCGTACCAATGATTTTGAAGGGCGTGCGCAAGAAATCCCTCAGTCCATTATGGAAAAGGCCAGAGACCACGCTTTGTCTCGGCTGGAGCAAGGTATGAATGTTTTCTATCAAGATGGAGAAAACGAACAGCCTGAGCCGCAGATGCAAGAAGCGGCCCCTGCTGAACAAGACAAGGCAGAGATCGACGAAGAAGATGTTCGGGCAGATGTGCCTCAGATGTATCACGGCGGTCTCATGGACAGTTGTTCCGGAGAGATGGCCGACATGGACGTCGCCCCTCCACCCGGTGCGCTGGAAGAAGAAGTAGCGGATGATATCCCGGCTTTCTTGAGTACAGGCGAGTTTGTGCTGCCTGCAGATGTCGTGCGTTGGCACGGCCTGAAGCACATTATGGAAATGAGGGATGAGGCTAAGGCAGGCCTCATGGCGATGGAATATGAAGGCCAAATCCAAGAAGTTGAAACCGAGGAATATGATGGCGAAGGAGCTATGGACTCCGAAGTATCGTATGAGGACGGTGCCAGCGAAGAAGGGGGCGAAGAGCTACTCGCGGAAGTCGCAGAAGAACCCATTGAAGGAGGAATACTAGAGACAGCGATTATGTCCGTATCCGAAATGGGGTCTGGGATTTGCGATAACTGCAACGGCCGCGGCTGCGAAGAGTGCATGGGAGACGGCTATTATCCTAGCGAGGACGGTCAGTTTTCTTTCACTCCAAGTGTCAGTTTCGCCCTGATTAAATAGAGGATCGTATGGCTACTAAGAAGAAAGCCAAATCGAAGGTAAATGCCGCTGGCAATTACACCAAGCCTACTATGCGCAAGAACTTGTTTAATAAAATTAAGGCGGGTTCAAAGGGCGGTAAAAGTGGTCAGTGGTCGGCTCGCAAAGCGCAAATGCTTGCCAAGGAATATAAAGCGAAGGGCGGAGGTTATAAGGACTGATGGCTCTTAAAAAATCTCAGAAGTCTCTTAAGAATTGGACGAAGCAAAACTGGCGTACCAAGTCAGGAAAGAACAGTACGCAAGGGCCGAAAGCTACAGGGGAGAGATACCTCCCAGAGAAGGCAATTAAGTCTCTCTCTTCTAGTGAGTACGCCGCCACAACACGGAAGAAACGGGCAGACACTAAAAAGGGCAAGCAGCATTCATCGCAGCCCAAGAAGGTCGCCAAAAAGACAAGGAGCTACAGAAAATCGTAATTGCGTGGGAACGGGCTACCCGCAAACCTTTGATCATTTGATCAGACTACTTTTCGGCCCCCTACATTTCAGAAGGTAATTACCATGGCAAAGTATAAAGGCGCCTATAAGGATTTATTGGATAACGAGGAACAAGAGCAGGAAACGGAAGCAGTAGAAGCTGCTCCTGAGCAATCTTCGGAAGAAGAGACGTTTAAAAAACGTTACGGTGACCTCCGTCGTCACATGCAAGAAACCTTGCGAGAAAAAGATAAACAGATTGCTGAAGTTAAAGAACAGCTAAGTACCGCCACAAAGGCTCAGATTAAGTTTCCAAAGTCTGAGGAAGAAGTGGCTGCTTGGGTGAAGAAGTATCCTGATGTAGCCAAGATCATCGACACGATAGCGCAGAAGCGTGTGTTGGAAGGTGTCGAGATGGCGCGCAAGGATACGGACCGGGTCAAGGAACTCGAAGATAAACTGAACCGTACCGAGGCAGAGAAAGTATTAAAAGCTCTGCACCCCGACTTTGATAAGATCAGGGCGGACTCTAGGTTCCATGACTGGGTAGCTCAACAGCCGGGATACATTCAAGACGCACTGTACAAGAACAATACAGATGCCAAGGCTGCAGCCCGAGCTATCGACTTGTATAAAGCTGACCGTGCCAAAGTGTCTGGGACTTCTAAGAAGTCTGCAGCATCTTCGGTCACAAAGGGTGGGACACAGGCCTCCCCAACACAAGGAAAGGCTAAGTTCACAGAAAGCGCGGTCGCTAAAATGTCCGCTGCTGAGTACGAACGTAATGAAGCGGCCATTATGGACGCGATGCGCGAAGGTAACTTTGAATACGATTTGAGTGCCGGCGCAAGATAGGCCCTTGCTAAGGCATTAGTTGTTGTGTTATAACGACAACAATTAGTGCCTTTTGCACTTTGCAGAGCCCCTACGGGCCACCTCTGCGCTTAACAGTTTCAGAAAATAAGGTTTTAGAATACCTGATTTCAGAGGCCCTTAAGCTCACAGCTACACTAGTTGGTACCGATTTTAACTAGAGTGGTTAAGTAGAGGTTTTGATACCCCCTGAAAGCCAGCCCTAAGAGCGATATTTTTCTGATCATTTAATCGCACTTTTTAAGTGTTTGTTTTTATTTGATTTTAGGAATTTTTATCATGGCTTTTGGTAAAGCATCAGGTTATAACAACCTCCCCAACGGGAACTTTTCTCCCGTCATTTACTCTCAGAAGGTACAGAAGTCCTTCCGTAAGTCTTCTGTTGTAGAAGACATCACCAACACTGATTACATGGGCGAGATTGCCAACTTCGGTGATAGCGTACGCATCATCAAAGAGCCTGAAATCACTGTATCTAGCTACCTGCGTGGCACTAGCGTTGCTGCTCAGGATCTGTCAGATGCTGATTTCTCTCTGGTTGTCGATCAGGCTAACTACTTCATGTTCAAGATCGACGACATCGAAGCAGCCCACAGCCACGTTAACTTCATGGATCTGGCAACTGATCGTGCAGCATACCGTCTGCGTGATGAGTTCGACGCTGAAGTTCTTGGCTACCTTGCTGGTTGGGAAAAGAACAACTCTGGCGACTGGATTCGTCGTACTGCAGTGAACGGCTCTAAGGCTGACACTGCTGCTGATAACGATGAATTGCTGGCAGCAAACAAGCTCGACATCACTGACTTCGGTGGTAGCGACTTGGGTGTTGAGACAGAGACTACTTCTATCCCTGTTGCGGCAAATGGCGGTACTGGTGCAATCACTTCACCTCTCGCTATCCTTAACCGCATCGCTCGTAAGATGGACGAAGCTAACGTAGACACCGAAGGTCGTTGGTTCGTAGCTGATCCTGTCTTCTTCGAGATCCTGATGGATGAGAGCAGCAAGTTTGTTGATAACGATTTTGCTGGTGGTCAAGACGCTGGCGACATCATCCGCAACGGCCGAGTAGGTTCTTCGGTTGTTCGTGGCATGCGTGTCTACAAGTCTAACAACCTGCCTTACATCGGTACTGGCGCAGGCACTGCTGCTTCAGCCGGTTCTGAGACAAACTTTGGTGTTATTGTTGCTGGTCACGATTCAGCCGTCGCTACTGCACAGCAGATCGACAAGACTGAGTCTTATCGTGATCCAGACAGCTTCGCTGATATTGTTCGCGGCATGCAGCTTTATGGTCGAAAGATTCTTCGTCCAGAAGCTCTGTTCACTGCAGCTTACAACTTGGCGTAACGAAGTATGGGAGGGGCCTTCCGGCCCCTTCCTTCTTTTTGAAGGAACGATATGAGTACTTTTATATCTCTGACCAATCAGCTTCTACGTCGTGTTAATGAAGTAGAAATAGCTGAAGCGGACTTTTTAGTAACAAGAGGTATACAGACTGTGGCGAAAGACGCCATTAAGTCTGCGGTTGCTCATATTAACCGGGCTGAATTTGAGTGGCCTTTCAATGCGGCCTCTCACTCTATGACGATGGTAGTGGGTCAGGAAGAATATTCATGGCCACAATACTTCAAGACTGTGGACTGGAACTCTTTCCAGATCCAAAAGGACGACGCCTTAGGTACTTCTAGTAAGCATCTCAATTACATCTCTCGGGATGTTTACTATAAAGACTATAAGGATGATGACGATAACGCGGGTGCTGTCGGTAAAGGCGTGCCTGATTTCGTATTCCAAGGACATGGTAATGGCTACGGAGTAACTCCTTCTCCCGACAAAGCCTACGCCATGAAGTTTCGATACTATTTAAATCACACGGATCTCACTCTTCACAGTGACTCTACACGCATTCCGAACACGTATGACTCTGTGATTGTTGAGGGTGGTTTGTACTACCTCTACAGTTTCCGTGACAATTTAGATGCTGCAGGCCTTTCGCTTCAGCTTTTCCAGCAAGGTATCAAAGAGATGCAAAGCATACTGATCAATCAGTACGACTGCATCCGGGATACTCGGGTCGGGCGAGTGGTTAGGGCTGTCGCATAATGCCAGAGAAGTTAGAAACACAGAGAGTAGTTTGCTTAGGGGGTCTCAATTCTAATGAGAACCACCTACAACTCTCTCAAGATTTACCGGGCTCTGCAGTCCGCTTGGTAAATTATGAGGTCAGTTTGTACGGCGGGTATCGTCGCGTTGAGGGTTACGAGTACTACGATAACCAAGCAGCGGAAGTTGACCCTACTGATGCGGAAGGTCCAGTTCTTTCGTTAGATTTCGTTAAGAACGACTCCACATTTACTACGGACCTCTACGCAACTCGCGGAGTGAAGAGCTTTGTATATACGGCTACAGCGGGACAGACTGCATTTACTGGCTCTGATAATAACAGCCGGACTATGGATCTACCCTTTCCCAATGACGTTAGGGTTTTTGTAAATGGCGTTAGGAAGTACTTAACTTTAGATTTCACTTCCAACGCGACAACAATTACATTCAACACCGGTCTGTCCGTAGACGACGAGGTGAAGATAGACCCTGCGGAGTACTGCTTTTATAAGTACACTACGGGTTCTTGGAATAAGGTGACGTTGCCTAGTGGCGTTAGGCGAAAGAAGTTCACGGGTTCTTTGACCCAGCGCCCTTGCAAGGTTCGTTCTGCACAGAATAACTTTGGCTCAGGCAACATCGTAATTTTCGTAGATGGGATTAACGAGCCTCTCATTTATGACTCTACGACATGGGGCACCATCACAGTGGCCGGAGCCGGTACCAGTGCCGATCCGGGAGGGCCGAATGCTTTAGCCCAGCCTGCTATCGTAGACATATTTGAGAACCACGTTTTTCTCAGTGGGGATAGGCAGAATGATAGTGTTATCGCACACTCTGCCCCAAACGATCCATATGACTATACTGCCACTGCTGGTGGTGGTCAGCTTACTATGGGCTTTGCTGTCGTCCAGTTTAAGGCGTTTAGGGGAGATCTTTTTGTCTTTGGCGAAAGCAATATTAAGAAGGTTACTCCCGACCTTACCGCTGGTTTCGTACAAGACCAAGTAACCAACAACATTGGTTGTGTCGCCAGAGATAGTGTATTTGAGATTGGAGGCGATTTAGTCTTTTTAGCACCGGACGGCTTACGTCCAGTTGCAGGCACAAGCCGTATTGGTGACGTAGAGCTTGAGACTATTTCAAAAGCAATACAGCAGCTACTTAAAGATTTAGGGTCCGTTCACGATCTAGATACTTTGAATGGCGTAGTCATCCGGTCGAAGTCTCAGATTAGATACTTTGTAGGAGATGACTCTACAGCAGCACGAGAAAGCCAAGGTATTATTGGCGGCCTACGCTCCGCAGACCAGAGACTGGGATGGGAGTTTGGAGAACTGCTCGGCATACGAGCAAGTTGCTGCACAAGTGATTATGTCAACGGCGAAGAGTTTGTACTTCACGGAGACTACGACGGGAAAGTGTATCGCCAAGAACAAGGCAACACTTTCAACGGTGAGAATATCTTGTCCGTGTACAGCACGCCCTTTTTTGATTTTGGGGACACGGGCGTCAAGAAAGTGTTGAAAAGAGTGAATACTTTTATTCGGGCGGAAGGTCCGCTTACGATGAATATAGGGGTCACATACGATTGGAATGATCCTGCAACAGCCAAGCCCTCCACGTACATAGAAGGTGTTGAAGGGGCTCCGGTTGTCTACCGAGGTATCAATATCAACTACGGTGGCGCTGGGGTTAACTATGGCGGCAGTGATCAGCCTGTGATGCACACTAACGTACAGGGCTCCGGGTATTCCGCACAAATTAATTATGTTTCTCTCGGTGACTTTGACCCGTTTTCTATTCAGGGCATGGTCATTGAATTTACTACGGCAGGACGGCTCTAAATGGCTGGATATACAAGGCAATCTGTAGCTGACATTATCAATGGCTCATTGATTACGGCCCCGCCTCTTAATGCGGAGTTTAACCAATTAGCGTCGGCCTTCGAGGGCTCAACGGGCCACACGCACTCTGGTGCGACTGGTGATGCTCCCAAGATCCCTATTGCAACGTCCGTGGTTGGCTTCCTTGCCCCCGACAATGGTGGTGTGGGTGGTAAGAACAACACGACTGCAACCGTTGACCCAGACGTCTTAAACGACGACTCGCAGGGCTATGCCCCCGGTTCTATATGGATCAATGCAACGACCCAGCGCGTCTTTGTTTGTACCGCAAACGGTACCGGTAACGCTCAGTGGGCTGAGGCTACCATTGTTCCCCCGAACAATATCATCACGCCAAAGCTTACCAACACAGTAGATCTCGGTAGCCCCACCAAGCAGTACAAAGATTTGTACGTGGACGGCACAGGTCATATCGATAACCTGAGTGGTGACGCAGCTACGCTTACGGGTAACTTGGGCGTTGGCGGAACAGCTACAGCGACTAACCTGACTGTCTCTGGAACTGCCGGCCTCGGCAACTCCGTGACTGTTGGCGGTGGTGCTATCGACAATACTCCGATTGGTACCACGACTGCTCAAGGCATCATCGGTACGACCATCCAAGCGACGACTGCTTTTAGTGGTCCACTGACCGGTAATGTTACCGGAAACGTTGTTGGTAATGTGCAGGGTGATGTTACCGGAGATGTTACCGGAGACCTCACAGGTAACGTTACTGCTACTTCTGGTACCACTACTCTTGCTAACGTTACAATCACTGGTTCGCTGGACATGGATTCCGGGACCGTTGGTACTGTTACCAATCTGGCCACCCCCACCAACCCCAGCGATGCTGCGACTAAGCAGTATGTGGATACGTCAGTTCAGGCCGTAATCGACGCCGCTCCTGCTGCTCTCGACACGTTAAATGAGCTTGCGGCCGCAATCAACGACGATGCTAACTTTGCTTCTACCGTAACGAACTCTCTGTCTCAGAAAGTCTCGAAGAACGGCGACAGCATGACTGGCGCGTTGAACATGGGCAGCAACAAGATCACAAGTCTTGCTGCACCCACTACAACAGGCGATGCTGCTAACAAGTCTTACGTAGACACTCAGGACGGTACTCGGGTTGCCAAGTCTGGCGATACTATGTCGGGCAACCTCGACATGGGCAGCAACCGGATTTCTAATCTGGCCAGCCCGTCCACTCCGAGTGATGCCGCACCAAGATCTTATGTAGATAGCATTCTAGGCTCTGCCACGAGTGCCGCTTCTAGCGCGTCTAGTGCCGCTGCGTCGGCTGCGTCTGCTGCTGCCAGCGCCTCGGCAGCAAGTTCTTCTCAGTCTGCCGCGGCGACTTCCGCCTCGTCTGCTGCTACGTCCTTGTCTGATTTCCAAGACTTGTTCT